TTTTTTTGCGTCAGCATCTCTAGCGTCTGCCAGCTCTTGCAGCCTGCCCTGTGCTTTAAGATTTGCCTCAGTCAGCGCCTTTAAGTCGCTGTGTCCGGTTGCTGCTTTCAATTGCCCGGCAAAATCAGCTTGTTGCTGAGCCAGCGCGGCATTGATTTGCGCCTGTACATCAACCGCACCCGAAGCCGGAGCACCGGCTTCGGGAGTGACAGTAGAGGTAGGGGTATTCTGGGGTGCTCCGCCAGCGGCTTGATCGGGCTCGGCGTTGAATAATTTATGACTGGGTCTGAACATGCTCGAAATCCTGTACAAAGGAAAAAATAAATTTCCAGCACAGGTTACCGGGTGATGAAGTTGGAAGTAATGCGAAGGGCTTCGCAGTAGGATGAAGGGATAATTTAGAGAACGACTAAAAAGACCGGCTGAAAATCAGCCTAAAAGCAACGAGAAGGCCCGTTAAATGGGTGTTAACTTTTTTTAGAATACAACGACAGCGCTTGAGGTGCTTTTGAGGCTTAAATGAGCTTATTTTAAGTTTCTCGTTTTAATCATATTTTGTAGGTTGGCTGACGCAAGGAAGCCCAACACTTTAAAGCTTCGGTCCGTTGGGCTTCGTGCCTCAGCCCAACCTACATTTTTTGTTTAAGCCGCTTTTGACTGCAACAGTTGGTTGGTATCGAAGTTATCCAAGCCGATTTCTTCCAACGGTACATCCCACACTTCGGCTTCCGATATGGCGGCCTCGATCAAGTCGTAACACAAAGCCGCCTCGTTGCTGCCGGGACTCTCCATCCCTCGGGCTTTGGCTATTTCAATCACGGTGTTCAGTATCAATGCGTATTTAGTTTGCTGGGTCATGTTTGCGCTCCCTTAAAATGCCTGTGAGTATGGTGATTTGTTCTTGCTGACGCTGAATGTCTTGCGGCCATTTTCGTTCAATTAAGTTCCGTTGTCTATCGGGATGAAAGCTTGTAAAGCCGGGGATTTTGGTAGTCGGGTCGCTAATCCAAAGCCGGTGTTTATCGATCTGCTTTTGTAGCGATTTTATGCCTTTTTCCAGCTCGGCGTCGGTTAATTCCTGAGATTTCAAATACCAGCCGTGATGCGCGCCGCCTTTATGCCGGGCAGCTTCAAACGGAGATTGCGCCTTCAGGGCTTTATGCGTTACCAGCCCCAAACCGTCGGACCTTATCAAGTCATTCAACGGCACGCCGGCCTGCAAAGCGCTTTGCGCCCAGTTCGGCAACAAGGTTTGCCGCTGCCCGGGCGTGGCGTTTTTGACAAATTCGGCGTAATTTTTCGAGCCTTTCTGTTTGATCGGCGTCACCCTGGGGACCAACAGGCACATACAATGGGGGTGAGCTTTGTGCTGCGGCACCGTATCCCTGGTGAACACACCCTTGCCAAGCCCCATTTCGATATTGGCGTAATAATCGCAAATATCCGTAGTCGGGTGGCTGGACGATAAGCGCCACTGGAAGCCGATGACCGATTCATCGCCCTCGACCGAGGCAATCACCGCGTTGTGTGCGGCGTCCGCCATCTCGGTTCTAGCAATGCGTTTTAGGTTGTACAGTTGCTTGTCGTACACCCACCATTTGACGGCCTTGTCGACTAATGCCTCGGAACCTTTGTCGACGGCGGCCTTGATTTGCTTTAACACCTGCTCGGCGGCGGAGCGGGAACCCGTGCTTTTGAGCATCGCTATACGCTCTTCCGCTTCGCCGACAACCTTGTTCCAATCGGCGCGGGCGTTCGGGTCGTGGATCAGGCCGATTGCCGATTCGTGCAACTCTTTGACCCAGTCGTCTGCATGGTTGGTGACAATCTTAAAGCGGTTCCCGCCGCGTTCGATGGCCCGTTGCATATCGTACACGACAGCACTGGTCGCTTTGCCCTGGCGAATACCGGCTTGTAACTGTTGTTGCACGCCGCGACGCGTGTCGGTTTTCCAGCGCCAAATACGATCGGACAAGGTCAAACCGTCCGGCCAACGCGTAATAAAAGCTTGCTCGGCCAGCTTCAGGACTGTTTCGGATTGCAGGCTGGCAACGGTCAGCGGCAAACCGGATGCCACTACTACCGCGCTACTGATAGCCTCTTGAAGCGTGTTATTAACGGTAGATAAATGCGCATTCAGGGCGGCTTCGGCATCGCCTGACAGCCGCCAACCTTGGGCTCTTAATTGGGTTAGAAATTGTTTGACGAATGCGCCGGTGTCGGCGGTTATTTGGCCGTCGCGCTTGAGGATTTCTTGCGCCAGGCGTTTGTAGAGTTCGGCGTAGTCGGGCATTATCCAACTGGCCCCAGATCAGGGCCGAAATGATCTTTAGCACAACCACTACAATAGTAGATGCCACAATGGAAACAACGAAATTGCGACCATATCACGGTTGACTTGCCGCAACCTCCGCAATTGATTTGTTCGCGTACGTTCATATACTGCCGAGCCTGACTGGCAACAATCTCTCGGCATCGATCAAGATGCGCTTGGCTATATGCAGTCATAATCCAGCCAAATCTGCGGCTAACCTGGTTTTAGCGACACCCAACACGCCGATCGCTTCGTGCTTGCGCATCCCAGACATTTTCCAGGCAAACGAATAACCATCGCCTTGATCGTCCACGATAATGAAAAAGGCTTTTTTGCCTTGATAAGCGCCGTTATTGTTTTCGATGTCGACGATTGCATCGCGCAGCATGTCAATCGGCGAATAATGCAACGCTGAGTCGGATACAACCGACAGATCAACTACCTTGTTCATAATCTTTCCCGTTTATCCAGAATGACACACAACACCATCATGCCGATTGCATTCCATTGCAAAGCTATATCGTGGGCCAAAAGCCATTGGATAAAAAATATCGACCACGCTATCAAAATATCATTATTCATGCTCCCGCCTGCTGCCGTGCCAGTCTATCGCCGTAAGTATCCCCCATCGCATCAATTTCTTTCTCAATCGCCGCCATCGTCGTGGACGAAACGTCATTTCTTAAAACCTGCTTGGCCAGCAACTTTTTAACGGCTTTATCGAACTCGGCGCCCATGCCCAAGTTAATCGAGTCCATCGCAATGCCAATGGCCTTGATCACATCGGAAAGATTAAAATCGGTCGGATAACTGATATTGCCGGTAAATTTACCGCCTTGCCACAAGCTAACCAGCTGCGCTATCTCGGTTTCGGCAGACTCGCACATCTCGGCCATGCCGCTCAACGAACAGTTGGCCTCCATAAAATGGAACGACAGCGCTTCACCGGACGGCTGCACGCTGCCGACAAACTCCAGATTTGCCACGCGATAAATATCCAAAACTATTGCGGCCATACGCTGCATGCAATGCGCCATCGGATCGGGCAGCGGGGCAATATAGCCGGGTTGGCCTCCGCCGGTCGGGTTGTAGGTCAGCCCGTTTTTGGTGCCGATGGTCAAGTTCTGCAAGCGCTCGCGCTCTTCCTTGTCCGCGGCCGGGATAGTCAAAATCGAGAATGCTTGCTCCCGTTCTTGCTCCCGAAGCTCTGAACCGATGTTGTACAACTCCCAGCATAGTTGCGCCAGATCGTAAAAAAACGACTGGCTGTAACTGTCGGTAGGGTTTAACGGCTTGGCGATATGCAAACGCACGACCGGAACCCTGCCTATTTTATAGTCGCCTTGCTCCGCCTTTGTGCTGCCATCCGGCAGAGTGCGGGTAATCACTTCGCTACCTTCCTGATCCTTGGTGAGCCGCCAGCCGGTGGTCGTAAAGGTTCGATACACTTTTTCATTGCCTTCCTGTTCGACGAAGGTTACCGACTGCCAAACACCGGCCGCATTCTTGGTCTCTGCAACCAGCTGGTTTTTCATGCGTAGCGCCAGATAAGGAATGGCTTGGTCGGCGCGGCTTTGCCCTTGCTGCTGAGGCTTATCGACAATCACATAGACGGTCCCTAATATCATCGCCAGCCGTTGATGGCTCGATAATACCGAATCCAGCTTGCCGCCGGCGCCATCGGCATTCGCCATAAATTGCGTGTAAAGATCGTCGACTTCGCGATTGGGCGGTTGTTTCCATAAAAATCCCATGTACACGTCAACGATCTTTCTGGCGAAATTGCGATAAACCGCCAGGTTTTTGCGCGCCTCAAAATCGTCTTCTTCTTCGCGGCCGTGGGGCACCAAGTAAGCCCCTGAAGCATAACCGCCGAGCCCCGAATAACTGTCCAGCAAAAACTGGTCGGAGGTTTTATCAAGTTTGGTTGATGTCGCTATAGCCATGATGGTGCTTATAGAAATTTAAAGTGGATAGGTGTATAGGCAGCCACGATGGGCTTAATGGTCCGTGCCGCAAAATCGCCCAAAGCCAGCGCTATCGCATAGTCGCCGTGCCGTTCAATGCCTTCGTCGTTTTCTGTCGTGTCTTTCGGCAATTTAATAATGCCATCGACCCGTTCCAGATCCCGCAGGTCAGAGTCATGCTGAAGATCGCGCGGGATGTCCATCATGTCGTCCTCAAAGGTCTGCACGAATGCCGCCATGTTGTCGCGATACCAAGCCAATGACAGCGTCACCTGCACAACAGAATTCCATTTTTCCCAGGTCAGCTCCGCCAGGTTTTGCCCTGGACCGGTCGCATCCATTGCGCCGCCGCTAAAATTAGGGAGTAGTGCTATCAAACTCCATAGTATTTGCTGCTGTTGTAAAATCGGGCAATTATGCAACTCGACCACAAACGGCACCTGGCGTCTTAAATCACTTTTTTTAATCAATGGCACAATGACAGACAAATGGCCTTTTCTGGCAAAGTCCATGCCGAAAAAATGCGACTCGGTTTTATCCAGTGCCGTAATACAGGGCATTAAATCGCGCTTTATCCAGGCGTCTATTTCACGGGTGCGGGTTTCAACCGGCCAATTTTTAAAGTCTTCATCAAACGATAGCCTCAGCACCGGCCGCACAGCTTTCATAGCCCGCTCGATCCATAAACCCGGTATGGCCGACCCGTCGCCATCGCGCGGCACCGTATCCAGCTCTTCACGCATCGCTGATTTTCGCGGCCCATAGGCTTTACGGATACGCAGATACCAGTCTTTTTTGCCTTCTTCGGTGACCGGCTTTCCTTGCATAAAGCACACCCGCTCATACAATCCATTGGCGACGCATTCATCAAAAGTGATCTTAAAAACTGCCGCCGATTTGCCGTACAAGCCGTTGCGCACGTCCGAGACTAATTGATTGAAGGGGTTTTTAATGCCCCGGTGAGTGCTGATAATGCGTATTTTTCCGCCCCAGATCAGCAGCGCTGTGGCGGACTCAATGACTTTACGGACATCTTTATGCAAGGCGGCTTCGTCAATATCGACGATGCCTTGCAAACCGTGGATGTTTTCCGGGCGGCTGGATAGCGCCACAATCCGGAACCCGGATGCAAAGCGTACTCGAAACGCCGTAATATCCTGAGTTGCTTCGCCGCGCTTGTCCTGGTCGGCAAAAATAAACTGCTCGATCTGGCTGACGCCTTCGCCCTGGGCGGATACGATCACCTTAGCAAACTTGGCAACGTAACCGATAAACTCCAGGCCTTTTTCGCGGGTATCGCCGATATAAAACACATTGGAGCCGCCTGCGGACTTCCTGGATGCTGCGGTGATGGTGTCATCCAGAGCCGTGGCCAGGGTAATCCCGGAGCGGCGGCATTTTTCGCCAATCGCTAAATCGACCGAATGAATCAATCGCACCCATTCGACCTGGTGCTTCATGAATACGCCGTCATCCATCGGATTAAAGCCGTCCGGAATGTCACGCACCTTTTCAGGCAGTTCATCCCATTCAACAATACGCTGGGTGTCGCCTAACGGGGCCAGGCTCATTAAACGCCGCCCATCAATACTTTTTGACGCCAGAACCGGGCTTGCTCATCATCAAAGCCCGCTGCTTTTGCCATTTCATCAACTTGTTTAGCCGCTTCCTCGCGGGCTTGCCGTTTGGCTTCGACCTCAAAATCTTTCCGCCACTTGGCCGAGCCGATGGCACTACGGCCAATATCGGCAATGGCCCTGGCCAGCTTCGGGATAACGGTCGCTTTGTCGGCCATTTCCCAGCCTTGCATGCTTTCCAGCACATCCATCATCTGATCGATGGCAACCATTTCACTGGCTTCCAGCAACGCGGCTTTTTCCTCGTTGCTCATACCGCCCATGGCTTTGGCAATCTCCATCCGCTCCCGTGCGCGCATGATCGTTTTTTCCATGCTGGCTTTCAGGTCTTTACCATAGTCACCAACCGAGGTACGGCTGACCTGAAAACCTTGCGCCTTTAACCAATCCGATAATCCGGAATAATCGCTAAAGCCGCCGCTAATCAGGCGCTGGTTAAGCTCGGTCAATACCGCGTCGGGTAATTGGCTGATTGCTGGACGTGGCGGCATTATTACTTCGGCTCCGGCCTGGCGACACCCGGCACAGTCGATAAGCCTTGGCGCACATCGTCGCCTTTGGCGGTCAAGGTCGCAAACCAAAAGCTATTTTCGTGCTTGGCCACGACCAAGCCTTGTTCGTGCAACCATTGCAGATCGGCACGCAACGTATCGGTTCCGACCGCTTGGCCGTGCTGGGACAATGCCGTTTTCAGGTCGACCTCGTGCAGGGTATAGGCTGCACCGGCCGATAACAGGTTTAAAATCGTCAACCGCCGGTGGGCGGTCATGTGTTCGTTGTAGTCCATAATGCCTCCTCTATTTATGATCGCGCCAGAACGAATCCATGCGCCCGACTTGTTCTTTCAGTGCGGTCAGGGCTGCGGTTTGTGCCGATAACGCGGCATTCATCGTACCCAGGGTGTCCGCCATCTTGCGCATTTCCCGGTAAATTTCGGCCAAGTCATCATGCTTGGGCGCGTTCTTGACGTCCTGCTCCAGCCGCGTCAAGCGTTCGGAATGATCGTCCAGCCGGTCGTCAATACCGGTTTCCAGTTTGTTGATGGTTTCGTTGGTTACGCGCTGGCGATTATTCAGCCAGTTCATAATGCCGATCACTGCAATCATCAATGTCTGCACAACATCGAACAAAAATTTGGTTTCATCCATAGTCATCGTCCTAACTTCTCCTTACGCTCCGCTTCTCTGGCGCATTCGATACAAGTTTCAATGCCCGGCAACGCCAAGCGCCTCGGCTCCGGAATTTCGTTGCCGCACTGCTCACACCGTTCGGCCGATACCGCATTCGGGTCAACGGCGTGGCGCTGGCGGTGTTGCAATAACGCCAGCTCGGTGTCGAATTGCTCGGCATGCAGGCCTTTGTCGTCATCGGTTAGATGCTCATCGGGATTTAATAGGGCTTCGAGTCCTTTCATAGCGTTCGCTTGCGTTTTAGGGTTAGGGGTTGCGTGGTGATGCTGCGTAAATAGATATTGGCGGCGGAGACCAGGCACATATAAACCAGGTAAGCCCAATCAGGCAGATAACTGCGCACTAAATGCAGGTTGTCAGCCAACAGCGGCACTAGGGCGGCCGCGATATTGAACCAAAACGTTTTGCTTTTAAAAATGTGTTTGCTGTCCACAATAACCAGCCCGGTTTGCGGTTCCCAAGCCGTAGCTTGAGAACCTGTTTAAAAGACGCTTATGCGGTTTCGCTTGCACCGGCGGCTTGACTATCCGCCGACGGATCGCTTAATTCAGCCGCATCGCGCAGTTGCCACTCGACAATCGCCAGGTCGAAATGGTCGGCCTCGGTGAACGGGTCATAAATCTCGAAGCCGAACTCTTGCGAGATCGTGCGCACTCCGTCGCCTAAATCGGCATCGCCGGATACGATAAGCTGCGCCTGGCCGACACCGATCAAATCAACCCTGAATAGCCCGCCTTCTTGCGGCGTCACCGTCAGCACGCCCGGATCGGACGACACCACAGACAGCGCACCATCCAGCACTGCGGTGGCGCCCGTCACCGAGACGCCGGTCAAAGACACAATAAGATATGACGCTGCCAAACTGATTTTTTTCAACATAAAAGCTTCCAATAGAATTTCTGCATCTTGAGAATGAATGACCATGCAGACGTTGGTCGTTTTTCGCCGCCTGCGGGTTAACCACACGCGGGCGAAAAATACGATGAACACCGCCACTACCGTGGCCGGGTAAGTGATTGATAACAGCTGGATCATGGCGCGGCCTCGAACAGGGCGCGCTCGGCGGCGCGGCGGCTGATTAAGCCGGGCAAGCGTTGCCGCTGGCCGTCCACTGTGCCCATAACCCAGCGCTCGAACTCGGCAGCGGCACCGGCGTAATCGCCCGCATGCAGTTTTTTGCGTAAGGTCGAGGTGGCGTAATTGCCCTGGCCGATATTGAAAATCAGCGAACACAACGCGTCGAACTGGTTTTGATTGAGCGGGACCGGAGTGACGGAACTTAAGAATAAAGCGGCTTGCCTAGCATCGCCGATTAACAACTGGCGGGCTTGGTCGGCATTAATCCGCAACACCACGGAAGCCTCGTGCGTTATCCGTCCCGCGCCACGACAAGCGGCAATCAAGCGGGCCAAGCGCGCGGCATCGGTATTGGGGAATAAATGGCAGTCGAATTTGGGCAGCAAGACATGACCGTAGCCGATCGTAACCCGCTTGGACGGACACAGGTAGACCGCTAAACTGCAATCGTCATGCCCGGTGCGGGTGATCAGCTCGATGCCGCGTGCTGAAATAGTGGATGGATGGGATGTCATAGGCTCTGCGCATGCGTAAAGGTTGCACAGAGTCTACGCGCGAGGGGATGGGGCGGTAATGCGAAGGGCTTCGCAGCAAAGAAAAGGCCGGATCAACCGGCCTTTTCTTTTGCCTGAGGTAGACCTTCCAGGTTTTAAAAACCTGGAAGGTCTTTTGAGTGTTGAAAAACGGGAAAAGTTAACGCCCTTTAACCTGTTCTCCTTGAAGCGCATTGCCCAACCGGGCGCGGGCGCTATGGTGTTCCTGGATCAGAAACGACAGCAGCAAGGCCTGTTTGTCGCGATTGCCCGCGTGCAGGTCCGGCTCCGGGTTCATCAGGTCGCCGACCGCTTCCAGACAAGCTGCGATGTGATCGATGCGGTCCAAGGCCTCGATAACCGGATTCATGCCGGACCGCCTTGATGACTGATCAGATCCAGCAGCTCCAAGGTATCGGCAAAGTATTGCGCATTATCCGACTCGCACGATTGGTCCAGGTATTTCGATGCCCGACGCAAAGACTCCCGAACTCTCTCATCCAGTAATTTATGGTTCTCGGCCCTGGCGGCAATGGCGTCTTCCAGGCGGGCGTTATCTTTCTCCAGCAAGGCGATATATTTGGCGTGGTTCATTGCGCACCGCCTTGTACGGGTAAGCGTGCGGCATCGGCGCAGATCACAAAACCGCAGGCCCGCAGCCGTCCGGAATCCCGCCAAACTGTCGACGGGGCAATACGGAGCATGTCGGCAATGCGCGCCTGAGAATAACCGGCCCGGATTAAGCTCAGCACGTCGTTTAGGCGAGGGTTTGCATACAACACTTCGGCTTGCAAGGATTGCACTAAGCGTTTTGTTTCATCCGCAACACCGTAGCTGCCGGTTTTGCGGACGGAAGGAAGCACTTCGTCGCAGACCCAAGACTCGAACGGCTCCGATTCGGGTTTGTTGGATTTGATGATCAGGCGGTAGAGGTTGCCTTCGTCGATCAGGGTGTAAGTGTTTGATAATCCTGGGACGTAGCTATTAGCTACACCGACAGATCTGCATGATTTTTTAACAGCGTCCCTAGAATTTGCGTAGCCTAAAATATCGCAAACGTCTTTGGCAATAAACCAAGGCTCGCCTTGTGCGCTAGGAATGACGCGGAATTGATGGGATTGAAACTGATAGGTTTGTAATGTGTTCATGATTTTTCCTTGGATGGTAATTTCTAACGCCGCCAATGAGACCAATCATTGGCGGTGAGCTGAACG